TTAACAGTGTGGCTTGTGGACCAACTTGGTTCATTGTTTGGAACACAGTGTCGTCAAGCAATTGGTAATATGTATCGGTATTAACGATATAAATTACTTCTGATGGATCAAGACCCCAAGCACCTAAACCTTGGCGGAGCGCACGCATTTTAGCAACTGTCATACCCGCAGTAACAGTGTTACCAGTAGCAGTAGTGTTAGTAGCAAAAACTGTCAATCCTTTAACAGGATCAGCACCAGAACCAGCACCTAACAACATAGCTTTGTCAACAGCTTTAGCTACACGACGGACCATAGCGTCACGAATTACGGGCATTAAAGCCAGCAATGCGTCTTCTTCTTCTTCGTATGCAGTATACTCATTGGTAGCTACTTTAAACGCATTCAAAGTAATTTCTTTCAGAGCATGAGTTTGTGAAGCACCAGCAGAAGCGGCAGCACCAAATTGAGCATTAGTAACCCAAGTTGCATAACCTGCTTCTGGATTCACTGGAATTGTCATCACATTGGTTTGCATAGCAATGTTACGGAAAATAGGAGCCACTACCAAACGGCGGCGGATTTCGTTTTCCATGTTCAAGCTAACTTCAAGTTCCCAGGTAGCTGAAGGCACGTGAGCACCAAACTTTTCAACTAAACTACGACCTAAGCGGCTAGCGTCAACTGCTTTACCTGACATTTTAGACAGTAAAACTGCCTTTTCTTTGTCAGCATAAGACATACCGTCTTTGCTGTCTTGGAAAGACATTTTTGATTTTGTCATAGCTTCGATTTCAAAAGCTTTTTCTTTTAAAGTAGCTTCTAAACCAGCAATAACTGATTTGCTTGACTCTTCAGCAGTAGCTAAACGCTTCTCAACTTCGGCCATCAAGCGCTCAGCGCCTGTGTCACCAGTAGAGATAGAAGCAACAGCGGCTTTAACGCGTGCATCTAATTCGGCTTCTGTTTTCTCAGCAGCGGCTTTTTCAGCCAATTGTTTTGCCTGTGTATCGGCGATGGCTTTAGCAGTGAGCTCAGCCGCTTTGTTAGCTGCATCAGCCAACATTTGTTCTAATTGTTTAGGATCCATTTCCCATTCCTTTTTAATTTCGCCGCTTGCTTCCGTTGAGGATTCTAGCCCTTTAGCTGAATCGCTTTCGGGTGCAAACTGCTGTTTGAAAGATTTAAATTCTTCGGCTGTATCAAACGCCTTAGAAAGACTAAATAGTGTATTTTGATTAGCTGGTACTGACACTACTGAAATTTCGTGCAGTTCTAGCTCTTTTACCACAAACAACTCTTTGGCTGCATCATATTCCGCATCTACGATTCGGAAGCCGATACTAAATGCCGTTAAGATGCCATCTTTTACAAGATTGAAAACTTCGTCAGCTGCTGAAGAAATACGGGCTTTAACCCATAATCCTTTGCTGTCAACTCTGTGATCTACCATCCTACCAACTGGCTCGCTATGGTTGTGATATGCCAAAATTACTGGATTCTTCAAATAATTTTGTATACCCTTTTTCCATACACTTGCTGGGACAATGTCTCCTTGTCTATCAACGTCATCAGTACTTGCGTACCCTTCGATTGTTATACTAGTTGTCTCTCCGTCGGTGGTATCGCTCTTGATAAATGAACTGTTTAAAAACAGTACTTTACTTTTATCTACCATATTACCCCTTTATTGCTGATTATCTGTGGGCCTACCACCTTTCGACGGATCAGCAGCCGAACCCGCAATATTGGCGGGTATTCTTATTTCGTCATTACCTGTAATAGGATCATAACGTAATTCTTTTCTTGCTTCATTAGCTGTAATGATGCCTGCATTGACTAATGTCGAATGATAAGCAGCAATATCTTTTAATTCTGGTTGCATTGCCGACACTGATGAAGTAATTGCTTCAATATCGTAGCCAAAGTATCGTTCTAAGCTTGATGTAAACTTACGAACAACTGGCATTACTGTTTCTAAATAAAATAAGCGTAAGTTAGGCGAAATGTTAGCGTTGTTGCCACCAGCTAATAAAATGGGTGGAACACCAATACATTGCATAATAAATTCGTTGTGTGTTTTAATAGACAGGTCAAAGTCCATGTCTTTGAAGTTTTGATTTGATACTTGTGCAGGCTTTAATCCTGAGTCCAGGATAACTGGACGCTTGCCGCCTTGTTTAGTTGAGTATTTTTGTAACCAGTATTGAATTGTTTTTTCTTTTGCAATCTGTGAAAGTGTATTTTCTGACGTTAAAACTAAGCCAAATACAGCTCCGTTTTCAAAAAAGTTTTCTTGGAAGTCTTTCATTGCGTACAGTGTAGCAATGCTTCGTTGTGCTGCTTCTAAACGCGAAGCGCCACGGTATATTGATTGTGAATTCAAATCACGGAAGTGAAACACTTCTGACTCTTTAAAATCAACCATTCCGTTGTAACGGTAACCACGGATAAATGTTTTTACGTCGGTTAAGATTTCTACTGAACCTGCTGGTAGATGGTACATAAATACACCATCAAAGTGTACGAACACATTACCTTCTAAGATCAAGTCTGTAAATAGTGCTTGACGAAATTCTTGGGTGCTTTGATAAGGATTGGGTCGAAAGTTTAGCAGCGTGTTTAGCGACTTTTGGCGAATTCCAGCAACAATGCCTTCTGTAACCTTATCTTTAACATCGTAATCTAACGAGCTAGCTGCATTAACAAGCATACTAACTGAGCGATTAACTGCTTCTAGTTTCTGAAAACTTTGACGATATGTTATCTTGCTTTCTGAACCAATTTGCGTACCTGCTTCTTGAGCAATACGCGTTTGTGCTGGATTGAGTTTTTCAACAATCCAATCTGTAAATCTTGACATAGTTTTCCCTTAGACGAACTCTGAGAAAAAACTACCAAAGCTCTTTTTGGGTACAACCACATCCACCACATCACCAGTATGTTTTGCACGCTGCGTCTCTATCCAGTGAGCCTGTTTGGGTTCACTGCCAGGGCGGGGAGCTTTACCGTAAACACTATGTAACGCTACATGATGACGATTACAAAGGGTGTAAACTTGGTCATATAACTCTACTTGGTGCTCATCAATAAACTCATCTCGCACAGCTAAAATACCGGCATCTGTTGAAATATCGTAACCTTTAGCTTCAGACCATTTATCTAGGAGTATAGTAACTGAATGTAGGTGGTGCAGTTCTAGGTCTGTGGTCGAACCACAAACGCAACACTGCGTTTTCTTCTCGTAGGCTGCCTTAGCCCTATCACGAACCCACTTTACAGGGATTCGCTTATTTGTGTTTTTTGCCATTATTTCAAAGTACTCCACAATTACCTAGTATTATAGCAGAATAGCAAACAAAAGTCAATGCTTAAATTTTTTCTACCATTATAGTGTGTATGTATATAGTGCGTATCGAACCGCATCTGCCATGTGACTATAATCATCATGCATTGGTCGTTCACGTTGCAGCCCCTCACGTTGGTCCCAGCGATACTGGTCAAACATGGCTCGCACGTTAGTGCAATGTGGGGCAACTTTTAATCGACCTTGTTGTAATAAGGTCTGAACATACGCAATGCCTGGTAAGACATCTTTTTTAGCTTTGGTAGTTGAAATGTTGTAAAGGTAAGCCAAGTCACTAGCAAACTGTGCAGCAGCCGAGTCAATAAAAGTTACTTCAACTCCATGCTTTTCATTCATTGCTGTGAATACTGCAGCGTGCTCTTGAGTAGTTTTTTCTGACTCTAAGTATTCGTCGACAACAAAAAAGCAATCGCGGTTCCAATCGTACACGATAGCGCAATAAGCAGTAGCGTCTCTGTAACCAGGGTCGCATCCAGCAAACGCTTCGCCTTTAATATCTTCGGGAATTTCAACAACATCTGTATCCTGTAGTGTGTAAATCTGACCCTCAAATACGGAAAATGAGGCTAAGTATTCTTGTTCGAACTCTGACTTTGACATTGATCGACGCGCTTCAGCAACGTCAGTTTCAGACATGCGAGTATTCTCTGTGTAATCAGCTTGTAGGCTAATCCACTCTGGGAAACCTGGATCAAATCCACGATTCCAAAATTGTGAAAACCAGTTGTTACGACCACGAGGTGTGGAGATAAAAATGGCTTTGGCTTGGGGTTTGTCTAGGGTAGGTCGTAGTGCAACATTAAAAGCTGCTTCACCGCCTTCGCCTAGTGCAGCTTCATCAAATATAATCAAGTCATACGATCTACCAACAGTTGAATCAACGGTACTAAGAGAGCCCATACGAATAGTACTTCCGTTGGACAATTCAATGATTTTATCTTTGAGGTTATCGCGCGCAACTTCGAGGTCAAAGTGCTTAATGAGTTTACGTTGTAGTTCAAATGATATGGAGCTTAGGTTATAGTTTGGTGAAATGATTAAGACATTTGACCCAGGGACTAACGTAACTAGTTGCCCAATTACG